TTTCCTTCCAAAATGATGGAAGCAGGATTTACTCGATTGGTTCCAAAAGAACTTAAGGCTTATGGATTAACAGATAAAGGTTATGTTTTTACTGTGTATAAAGGATCTGACCAAATTAATCTTGGTAGTATTTTAAAGAGCGGTATTTGCATTAAACCTGAACATCTTACTTGGATTATAGATAGTCTATATCAGTTTGTATTGTTAATGCACAAGGTACAGAATAAGATATTTGGGTCTTTAGATGAGTGGTCGATATTTATTAATCCCAAGTTTAGGACTATTCATATTTTAGGTGGCTGGTGGTGTGCCGAACGCATTGGATCTAAATTAGTAGTTCTTCCAAATAGTATTGCTGCTATTATTCCAGATAGTGTTTTAAATATTGGTAATGCTGATACGATTATAGATCAATTATCAATTAAAAATCTTGGTATTCGATTGTTGGGAGACTTAACTGGTGTCGGTTCAAAACTACTTACACTTGACAAAAAGTATCAACCTATGGTGAGTTTTCTGCGATCAAAGCCTAATGATAGTTCATTAAAAGACTTTAGTGAATGGACAAATGCGATTAATGATATTTCAAGATGTGATTTAAAAATAACTTTCAACGATATTTATGAATAAGGAGACTTCCAATGGGTTATTCTACTTGGTCTACTCGTGATTGGGCTACGTATTCTACTTCTACTGCAAGCAAGCCGACTGCGGCTATTTTTACAAAGAGAGATATTGATAGTTCACTTGACCCTAAGGGTGTATTGGTTCGAGAAAGTCGTGATAGCGACTTTAATCCAAATAGCACGCCTATTATTGTTGGTTGTGACGTAACTGGTTCGATGGGTATGATTGCCGATCATCTTGTGCGAAAGGGTATTGGTACCTTCTTTGAGGAAATCTTAACACGTAAGCCTGTATCTGATCCTCATATGATGGTAATGGGAATTGGTGATGCAGAGTATGATAAGGCACCACTTCAGGTCAGTCAATTTGAAGCCGATATTACTATTGCTCAATGGCTTGAAAAGATTTATGTTGAGCACGGCGGAGGTGGCAATAACTTTGAATCGTATGATCTACCGTACTACTTTGCAGCCAAACACACTTCTATTGATTCCTGGGAAAAGCGCGGTAAGAAGGGATACATTTTTACCATTGGTGATGAAGAGGCACCTTTTGTTACCTTTGCCGATCAAGTTCGAACGGTTATTGGTGATGAAATACAGCAAGATATTCCATTTTCTGATGTCTTGGCTGAAGCGATGAAGATGTATAACTGTTATCATATCATTATCGCCGAAGGTAATCACGCTCGTTTTCATTCTGGTGATGTTAAAGATTCCTGGATGAGAGTTATGGGTCAACGTGCTCTATGGTTAGAAGATCACACGAAGTTGAGTGAGTTAATGGTAAGTACCATTCAGATTAACGAGGGCGAAAATAAAAATGATGTGATTAAAAGTTGGTCTGGTAATACAGAAATGGTTATTTCTCGCGCACTTGATGGGATTGATAGTGGTGGTAAAATGGTAGCGGCTGTTGTTCCTGGTCGCGGTGTTCGTAGGTTTAAATAACAGGAGAATAAAATGGAAAGTAATTGTTATGCATATAAGATTTATTGGATTAAAGAAAATGTAAATGATAATGATTGGAAGTATGAAAACGATAAGCCGCTTGCTCCTTCGGATTTTGAGGCTTTGATTATTGTAACAGACTTTAATCAAATCCAAGGAGTTTTTGAGAGAGAGTTTCCTGGATATCCTGTTTCTGGTATTACTAACATCGATAAGATGGTTATGCCAGTCGCTTTTCAGTGAATCAATAGACTTGGCATTTATATAAGTATTATTAAAAAGGAGAATTATGAATGCCAAGTCCGTATAATACACTCAATAGGTATTTTGATTTTTATCATCAAACAAACGAGCAAAACTTTTATGCTGATTTTATTGATGAAGAATTAAGAATCACTGGGACTGAGTGTCTTTTTATTCCAAAGACATATGAATCAGTTGATAAAATTTTAGGAGAGCCATATAAAACACTTTATGACCGTTTTTATCCTCTGCCTTGTCGATTAACTACGCCTGAGGGATATGGTGGTGATCGGAGATATGATGACTCAATTTGGTCTCCGATTTATGAATACCAGTGAGTGGGTTATTTCCAAAAGAATGTTTAGAAGTTTAAATATTGAAGATAGACTTCTTCGTCCGCTTGAAGGTGATCTTTTAATGGTAGGACCTTCAGGTGGTCTTGAGACTGCCACTGATCCTCAATTTACATATAGTCTTATGGAGATTACCTATGTTAAGCACGAGACTCCTAATTGGCCGTTGGGTAGTTATTATGTTTTCCAAGTAATGTGTCAATTATATGTTGCTTCTTATGAGAAATTTGATACTAAATCTAATGATATTGATGTTCAGAATATACAATATAATAATGAGTCAAATTTAGAAATTGCTGCAAATCGCGATATAGAAAGCGTAAAACCTGGTCTATTGGATTTTTCAGAACGCAATCCTTTTCGGTAATTTATAGGGATATATAAGATGAGACCAGCATTTTTTTATTACCAGAATGTTAAAAATATCATAGCAGCATTTGGAACAATATTCAGTGATGTATCGTATATTAATGATTACGATCAAGAAATATTAGTTCCTCTCCATTATTCACCAAGAGAAAAGTTTATTGAGTTTACTCAAGTTAAATATGATTACGATGGTGCTCTTGATACTGACACTACTCTCCCACGAATGGGATTTGAGTTAATTTCTGTTGATTATGATTCAACAAGAATGTTGAATCCTATGAGCAGAATGATGCATTTAAAGGACTCAAGTCCAGAGTTTATGTTTAATAGAATACCATATAATTTTGCATTTAATCTTTATATAGCAACAAGAAAATTTGAAGATAGTTTAAAAATTATAGAACAGATAATTCCTTTTTTTACTCCTGATCTTAATATTACAATTAAAGATAAAGAGGACTTTGGAATATCAACTGATGTCCCAGTTATTCTTAATAATACAAGTTTTAATATAGATTGGCAAGGCAACTTTGAGACACGAAGAACTGTCCAATGGGACTTATCGTTTACTGCTGAAGCGTATTTATATAGTAATGTTAGAGAACAATCAAGAATTAAAGAAACTATTGTTAAAATGTCAAATGAGGACTTTAGTAAAGTTTATGAAAGTTTAATTAGCGAAGTTGAACCTCGATCTGCTAATAAAGATGATCCTCATACTATTATCGACCAAATTATTAATGGATTGCCACCATCAAAAATGACATTAGACTTTTTAACTGGAGAAGAATTAAATGTTGAGACTGATTCAGATGAAAATTATACACCACTACAAATTAGAGAAATGATTACAGGATCGATTTTATCTATTGTTTCTATGAAAAATAGTCTTTAAAAGAGGTATTGTTATGTATAGAGTGAAAGCAATTATTGGTACTGGATATGGTGATGAAGGTAAGGGAATGTGGACAAATCAAATGGTCAAGGATAGTAATAACCCTTTGGTTGTAAGAAACAATGGCGGTGCTCAAGTAGGACATACTGTTGTTGAAAATGGTAAAAGATATATATTTAGTCATCTTGGTTCTGGCTCGCTGTATAAAGCGCCTACACTTTATACCCGATATTCTGTAGTATCTCCTACTTTATTTCTTAAAGAAGTAAATGTAAGAAATAAAGGACTTAATGGACAAATTTTTATTGAGGGAAGAACTCCGGTAACAACTCATTATGATATTTTTTTAAATCAAGTTACTGAGATAGCAAGAGGAGATAACCGTCACGGTTCTACTGGTTGTGGTTTTGGTGCTACACTTGAAAGAATTGATGATGGAGTAACTTTATTTTATGAAGATCTTTTTAAAGATACCGATCTTCTAGTAAAGAAAATTAAAGCAATTAGAGATTGGTGTTTGGATAGGTTACCTAATAGAATGCCCTTCTTCTTAGATAGTATGGATGAGGCTCCATACAACATTATGTATCGTAGTTTAGACAAGTTTATTGAAGAGTGCAAAGCCTTTTGTTCTAAAACAGAAATGTGGAAAAACTCATTTAACTTTTATGATGATATTATTTTTGAGAATGGTCAAGGATTGTTATTGGATCAAGAGTATGGTGAGTTTCCTAATGTTACACGAAGTAATACTGGGTTTCGTAATATTGGAAAAATCCTAAAGCGTCTTGGAAATTTTGGAAGTGTTCCGGTTGATGTGTATTATATTAGTAGATGCTATACAACAAGACACGGCGCTGGTCCTCTCGATTATGAAAAAGAAGGTCTATCTGGTATTACTGTTGAAGATCCCACTAATATTCAAAATGAATTTCAAGGTAGTCTTCGTTTTGCTCCTTTAAATATCTGTAAGATGAATAATGCTATTTTTTGGGATAGACAAACATTACCTTCTAATGCTAATATCTATAAGGTTGTTACTTGTTGCGACCAAGTTGATCCTTTAGGAACAACTTCTTTAATTGAAAGAAATAATAAATTAAGAAAAGAAGTAAATTACGAAGAGTTTTTAGATATTCTATCGTACGAGTTTAATATTTTAAATTGGTCTCCTGAAGGACTAATTTACAGTTAGATGATTTTTTAAAAGAGGAAAAGAAATGGCGAAACTTCATGAACTATTGGCTATTGAAAAAAATAAATTAACTCAATGGACAACTTTATATCAAGAGACTTTGGCAAAGTTTAATAAAGAGCAGTTGTTTAAAGGCTTTATTAAAAGTCTAAAAATGATTAAAGAATGTCCTGAAAATGAAGCACTTGAAAAATCTGGAATGGAAACAAGAGATGTTGTTTCTACTGTTAATGAAACACTGACTTATCTCTTTGAACATTGGTCGGCCTATGAAGATGTTCAAATTAAAAAGAATACAACCAACCAGAAAGCAACAGCCTCACTTCAAGTAGGAACAACTTTAATTGAGAGTGTTCCTGTTGATGAACTTATGGGATTGGAAAATAGATTAGCATCAATACGTGATTTATTTAAAAATATTCCAACTTTGGATGCTTCAAGAGATTGGCAGCCAAGTTCTGTTAGAGAAGGTGTTTGGATGACATCCCGCCCAGATGTAACTACTAAAACAGAAAAGGTTGTTACTCCTGTGGTATTGTACGAGGCTACAAAGGACCATCCTGCTAAAGTTGAAGCAGTAACAAAGGATGAAGTTGTTGGTACTTATACTACTATTTCATTTAGCAGTGCTATATCATCTCTTAAAAAATCAATTATGTTAAAACGAATTGATGATTTAATTGTAGAAGTAAAAAAAGCACGAATGAGAGCAAATTCTGTTAATGTTATTGAAAGTAGTATCGGACAGATTTTAGCCAATTACTTACTTGAACCTTTAACTGATAAAACTAATTAGAATTTTAGATGTGTGATTGCGTTATAGTCAATATTATAGTATAAAGTATATACTCGTATTTGAAGGTTCGAATCCTTCCCTTTTGACAATAAGAAAAAAATAACTTATTGTCAAAAGGTGCCGGAATTGGTATACGGGCGAGGGTTATCGTATTATCACACCAATGTTATCCGAAAGAAATCTTATTATTTCTTTTAACAATAAAAATCAAGAATGATATTGGTTCGACTCCAATGCTGATCGCCAAGATATATATATAAATGTGTATATCTTGGGATCGGTTAGTTCAATGGTAGAATATTCTTTTAATGTTATAGTAAAATTGTTAGTTAGGCAATATAAGATTGTGTAAAGGTAAAACACAAAAAGGCCATACTACTCGGTTAGTAGTGTATGGCCTTTTTCTTTATTTTAAAAAATATAAGTATTATGAAAGGAGATATTTTCTACTTAATGACAAAGAGGATTAAAACAAATGAAGAAAATTATTTTATCTGCCATTGCGGCCATTGCTATTGCTGCATCTGTTAATGCTATTGCAGCACCTCAAGACTTTAATGTATCTTGGAATACAGTTACTGGTTCTATTGTAAAGTATCAACTAAAAACTCACATTGATACTGGAACACCTGTAACTGCTGATATTACGTCTGGGACTTCTGCTGTAGTCAATAAAGATATTACAACTGGTCAAAAGTTATATGCTCAGGTTCGTGCTTGTGATTCAGTTTGGTGCGGCGATTGGTCAACTGAAGTAAGTTTTACAATGCCAGCCAAGCCTGATACTCCTTCAATCATTGGAATTCAGTTAATCATTACGAAATAAAATGAAAAATTTTGTTTTTTGTTTTTTATTATTGGTTTCCAATATTTTAAATGCAAAGGATTTTTCTTTTGCTTGGAATCCAGTAATATATCAAACACCGGATGTACTCTCTCACGCTTTTGCGTGGGATAGTGCATCTGTAAAGATGGTTATTGATACCGCCAACCAAGGTTATGATCAAACTCAGAATTCATATGAAGTTAAAACTCAGATTAATGATATAACTGCTACATCATTATTTCCTGTTGGTTCAAATAAAGGGATAGTTTCGTCTCCTGTTATTAAAGGAGCAACTATACAAGCCTCTGTAAGACCTATTGCAAGTTCATCTTGGATATGTGATAGAGATAATATTCCAGATTGTGATAAAGGTAGTTGGGTATCACTACCAAGTCAATCTGCATCTGATCCAAATGAAGGGTATGATAGTAGTAAATTCTTTTATGAGTTTCAAACTAAAAAGAATTCTGATAATTGGAATATTTCTTTAACATCTCCTAATATCAGTAATGTAACACAATCAATTAATCTTGTCCCTGGAGATAATCTTATTGTTCAAGTAAGAACAAGAACTCCTAGTGACTTTGTATGTGATAGAGTTAATATTCCAGATTGTGATAAAAGCGCTTGGGTATCATTTCCTTCTTTACCTTCTAACGATACACCTATTGTTTATTTGGACTCACCTAATTCTATTGTAGTTTCTTCACAGTCATCTGAATCAGGAGGAACTGGTCTACCTGTTCAATTCAGTAATATAGTAAATATAGGTTCACCAGATATTAATGGATCAATCTCAGAAAGCAATAATATTTACACTATTAAAGCCGGAAGTGGTGATCTTTGGGGTAATAGTGATTCTTTCTTTTTTGCTGCAAACCCTTCAACTCTAACATCTACAACCATTATTGCTAAAGTAGTTTCTTTTTCAGATGACAACACTGGAGATTGGAGTAAGGTTGGGATACAGATAAGACTAGGTATTGCTGCCAATTCTAAAAATGTTTCAGTTCTTGTTTCTCATAAAACTGCTTCAGTAACACTTCAATATAGATCAGCCGTAGGAGGAATAACAAGAGAAATAGAAGTTCTTGATGTTTCACCACCTGTTTGGTTAAAACTTACAAGGGCTACAAGTTCATTCACCGGATCGTATAGTTTTGATGGTATCACTTGGAATTCAATAGGCACTATCTCTACAACTATGAGTGGAACTACATATAAAGGTTTATTCGGAGCAAAAAATTCAAGTTCAACTTTACCTATTACAGCATCATTTAGTAGCCTTACAGGATTTTAAAATGAAAACTTTTAATCAATTTATTAATGAGACTATTATTCTTGAGATGCCTCATATTAAACTTGATACCGGAAATAGTGTCGTTGATTTAGAACTGGAGGTTCACGGAAATATGAATCGAGATGATTTTATCAAGTATATTGATGACTGGGTTAGCGGAAAAGAAATTCAAAGTAAGAGAGCAGGATTTTCTATGAAGGTAAATGCAAACTCAGTTGGAGAATTTGCACGAAAGGTTTTGAAACAGCAGTATCTTAAAAATTTCACTATCGATCACTACGGTGAGGATGTGTGGACCAAGATCGAGAAAATTTTACGAGATAAGTTGTGAAAATTTAAAGCCAAAAAATATTTCAAAATATTTTTCAAAAAATGCTTGACATTTTAGGATTTCCTGATATACTATA